CGATGAGAATGAGCGAAGTCGGATTCCAGTGCCTTCTACGTTGGATATCAAGAGCTTATTTCTTACCTTTTCAGGTAAGGACTCAAGCATCCATGTAGATGTCCGCCATAGTCCTTTTGAATGGAAGTTATTACTAACTTCTACCCAGGAGGAAATGGTCTCGGCACTAGTTCCTGGTATATGGCTTCGGATGTACCCAGGGGTAACATCTGTTCCCTTGTATGCATCCATTCCGCAAGATTCACGGAAGAAGCCACGTGTATGGGTCTTACCCATATTCACCTTTAACTGGTTAAACTCCAGTATTGATACCAGGTGAGGTACTGCCGGTGATGGTAAGATGATATCATCACCGAAGACCCGAACCTTCCTTGCTACCAAGTCTATATTAGATTTGCTAGGGGACAACCCATATGCATGCAGTGTGGCTGTTATTGCCATACAAGCATATATAATGGATTGAACTGGGAAGGTGACTGCACTGCCTTGGGCAGCAAACTTCTTGAGTTTGCACCCACGGTCAGAGAGACCCGTCCCGTCTATGACGTGACGAGTTCTACATGCATGGAGTGCTTCGAGAAGCGATTGGTTTGATCCAAAAGCTCTTTCGACAGTCCAACATGTGAGCCTATCGCTAGCTGATGACAAATCAACTGACGAGAGATCACCTGTTTGAGATCCTAATAAAGCAGCGTCCCGAGAGGGACCCTGGTTTAGGAAATCAATGCAGTGTTGCAGTGGCGTGCGAGTGATAGCACGCCTTAGCCATGACAACAGTCCCTGTTGAAGGAACTGATGTGCTGTTGGTTCAGAGGCTATAAGTCTAGGACCCTTATAAGTCTTCGGTACCGCCAAAAGGCGTGCCGGAGGCTCTTTATAGGAAATAGACTTACGACTCTCTGATGCTAGCTCTTCATTGACCGACGTAAAGTAATCAAAGGAAAAGATTCCCTCGAGCTTTACTGGCCAGTGGTGGAACAGATATTTGTCTGTACCGGAGCGGGCATCAGCAACAGCGCCGGGTCCATGTCTGGGTTTGATGCTGAAGACATCGACAAAGTCTCTAGGTACACATCTTGAACATACAGAATCAAGAGTGTGCAGGAGACTTCGTATCGCAGTACCATGAGGTCTAATCGTTTTAGATCCTCTAAAAGTAAAGCGATGATGTAGGTATTGATCATGATGCCAAGAGCCAGAAGGCTCATAAAGCTCACTTTCAATATCAAAGAAATCGTCG